TTGTAAATGTAGATGCTACTGGTTCTTCTGTTCAAGGTGATAATGATAATGCAAGACAGTTTGGTAATGTTATTGCAACTGCTATACAATCTGAACTAATAAAACAAAAACGTCCTGGAGGTTTACTTGCATAATGGCTACTTTTCCCTCCTCTCCAGAGGCTTCTTTTCCCGTACAGAAAAAACAACAACCTAATGTAAAAATTGTAAAATTAGGTGATGGTTATGAACACAGATTATTATTTGGATTGAATCAAAATCCTCGTATATATAATTTATCTTGGAAAAATATTACATTAACAGAACTAGATACATTTATGACATTTTTAAATGCAAGAGCTTTAGATAATGCAAGTTTTACTTATACACCACCTGGAGAATCATCATCAGCACAATTTGTTGCAGAGCCTGGATATAGTCAAACAATAAATTTTGCAGATAGAGCAACACTAAATGCAACATTTAGAGAAGTATTTGAACCCTAATGCCAATACCAGTATCAGAACTACAGAAGATTAATCCAAGTTCTATTATTGAACTTTTTACCTTGACCTTAGATAGTACATTACATGGATCTACAGATGTGCAAAGATTTCACGCAGGTACAAATGATTTAGATAATACAAATATTATCTGGCAAGGTAATACATATCAAAAGTTTCCTTGTCAGGCAGAAGGGTTTGAATTTGATGGATCATCTGGTTCTATACCTAGACCTACCTTTACAATCAGTAATATCTTAGGAACTATCACTGCCTTGTTTGCGACTGTTAATGCTGTCACTGCTAATAATGATCTTAATGGTGCAAAATTTACAAGAATAAGAACTCTTGCAAGGTATTTAGATGCTGCAAATTTTACTGGCGGTACAAATCCATTCGGAACACCTGATACAACACAGGAATTACCACAGGAGATATATTTTATAGATAGAAAAGTTGTTGAAAACAGAGAGATTGTACAGTTTGAATTAGCATCTGAATTAGAATTAATAAATCTAAAATTACCTAAGAGAGTAGTTACAAGAGATCTATTTCCTGGTGTTGGTACGTTTATTAATCAATGACATGGCAAGAAGATGCACTTTTTCATGCAGAACAGGAAGCACCTAGAGAATCATGTGGACTCCTTGTTAATTATTTAAATAAAGATAAATATATTCCCTGTAAAAACTTAGCTTTACATAATGATTTGCAGTTCTTGTTAGACCCTTTGGATTGGGCTGATACTGAAGATAGATATGGCAGAATCCATGCTGTCATACATTCTCATCCAATTGGTACGGAGCATCCTAGTGAGGCAGATGTTATAAGTTGTAAACGATCTAATAGAACTTGGTATATTATTGGACTAAAGACAAAAAGATGGTTTAAATTTAAGCCA